AGGTCGCGCAGTGCTTGGATGAATGCGGGATCGGTAAGGCGGAAGTTTGTTTTGTTCATACTGATAGTATGGCAAATTTTGAGGTGATTTTCAAGGGGTTTTGTGCCAGTTCCCCAACTGGTTTTCAGAATCAGAGTTCCTCTAGCATTTCATCAAGTTCAACTAGGTTAAGATTAACATCGTCCCACTTTACTCCATCTAAAGTTGTAGCACCTTCCTCAAAGTTACGACGAACAAAATCCTGATAAGAATAAGAACGACGTGCTAAGTTATACAAACCTTCGTCATTTTGAATCCAGAGTGATACATTCCATGTCTCATAATTCTCCCAACCATTATAAGTGGTGTCTTCGATTGTGGTTTGGAAGGTTGAGTTAGTCATCGTTGCTTTGTTTTCCATACTGTTAGTATGGCACAGAATCAGGGACTTTAGGGGGAATGGTGGACAGTTCCCCAACTGGTTTATTTCTCTTTACTTTTGCAGCAAACTTGGGTTATATTGTTGTACTTCCTCAATCAATTCATCAACTGACAAACAATCTAGTTCTGCATTTTGCATATTCACAAAATACTCTTTCAGGTCATCTAATGACATTTGACTCAAGTCCCATTGAATCAATTTCTCTTGGAGTTCATCGCGATCGATAATGTTGTCAGTCATTAGAATATGTTTGTCCATCGTTGATGTTGAATTTGAGTAATCCTTCCCTCTGCCAACATGTTGTCACATACCGTACAGAAGACTTGAAACTTTTCTGCCTTTGTGAGAGCACTACCATCGGCACACTCTTTGATAACTTTGATGAGAGTTTGCTTAAGCATAATGTTAGTTAGTGGCGTAGGTTTGTGCGATTGCGTCAGACTTAAATCTTCTGCATAGTTTAAACAGCAGTTTTAAATCATCCTTAATCACATAACGAAACGAGTCTGATTCGATGATAAACTTATCATCCTCCAACCATACTTGTGGGAGTTGTTTTTTGTAGATAGGGAAATCAGTTGGCATGATGTTAGTTAGTGGGGAAGTTTTTGCAGACAGTATCACATAGTGTGCGAATTAAATCTTCCATATCATCTTCGTTAATGTTATTATTACACGCAAACTCTTCTACAATTCCATCAATGTCCCACATTAGTTGTTCTCTTTGTGATAGCATTTCAAGTTGATTGTTCATTTCAAGAGTGTGAAGATAGGATTTGATTAGTGACATAAATCACCAGCGAGTTTGAATCAGTGCAGAGTTGAAAAGTTGTGGTTCTGTGTGCATATCAGTCACTTCATACTTGTAACCCTCAACACGATTTTCAACCTCTTTTTCAAACGATACTTTGTTGATGTAGGACTTAGATTGCACACGGTCGCAGAATGTAACCGTCTTATACATTAGGCGCTCGCTGATAGTTCCATCAGAATACTTGACTGGGTAGAAGTCAACAACCATGTGAGCGCCGTTTGCAGTGAGTTGCATGAGTTGGATCCGTTTCTTTGACTCTTTAATAATACACGATTTTGGGCGCAGCACAACCGGAGTTGTGCCACTATCTCAACTGTCACCAGACAGGATTGACTCCTATTACTTTTGCCCTAGGATTACGGGCAGTTGCTGTTTCTTTTGCGTCACGATGTGAAGTGGCATAAACTTCTTCTGTGAAAACTTTGCCACCAACGTACAACTTAACTTCCCACTTCATGATGCTAATGCCTCATCGAATGAACGAATTGATCCTCTCCATGCTTGCATTGTTTTACGGGAGTTAATGTAATCCCATCCAGCATCTTCAGCATCACTGTAACGAACATACCTTTGACGGAATGTTTTATAGTGATGACGAATCACTCCATCATCGCCCATTTTGCTGGATGAATAAACCCATACATTGTAATCGTACTTACCCAAATTGACCTGAACTGGTGAATGATTGCTGCCTTTTTTAATCATGATGAGAATGAATTGATTGAACGACGATTGATAGTATCAACGAACGTAAAGGAATGAACCGTAAGGATCTACGATTTCGGGAGTATCAACTAAGGACTCAAGAAAGAATCGAATGCCTTTCGCAGGTGCTTTGAATGATGCGGGTTTGTAACATGCACCAGACTCTTTGTCGATGAACATGAACACACCATTATTTGAAAAACTGTTATCAGCATGAACCCTGAATTGATTCACCTTAATATATTTTTTACCTACACTATATTCCAACTTAGAATATGAACTATGTCCAGATTCGGTTGCATTAACTTTCCATTGATTGTTGACGACTTCAAGCAAACATTCGGTCAGATATTCGGTTTTGGATTGAGTGATTGTTGTCATGATGATAATAAAAAGTTTGTGGAGTTTGGATCAGAAAGGGTTAGACCATGACTCATACTTTTTCATGGTGATGTAACCCTCACGGCAAAGTTCATCAGTGAAGATACCCCATGCCTCACGTTTTGCGACCTTATCTGTTGAGTTGGTTGCCATCCAGTTGTAACGGAATTGCTCTAGTGCTTGTGCTTTGGTGATGGTTCGCATCGGGTTGAGTTGGTTGTTTTCCTTTGACTCTTTTAATATACACGATTTTGGTGCCCTGTGGGGGAATGGTGGACACCTTACCAACTGTCACCCGTGGTTCTCCATAAACTCATCCAAAGTGTAACCTTCTCCAGTTGATGTTTCTTCGATTAATTCTTCAATGGTGAGTGATTCCATGTCCTTTCGATATTCTTCTGGTGTTGGATCTTCTGGGTCATAGTCATCATGGCAGAGGTAATCCCACTCATGGACGAGTGCATCAATCAGTTGTTCTTTGGTGTAATCAGACATTTGCGAATCTACTGTTGTTGAAGTTTGCATGTGAGAATTGCTCACGATTGACTAACTTGAACATGCCATATTGATTGATACCAACATAACCCTCACCACGACATTGACGATTGCCCATGTATGCTTTAGGACCGTTATTGCGGCAAAGGAAAAGCATATCCTCTTTGATAGATTTGATGAGGAACCAGTAACTAATCAAACGAGAGTTGTTGAATGTTTCTGGCACAACTTCACGACCCTCACGAATGCACTTGTTCAGTGCTACTTTGAGTTCTGCTGCCTCTTTCTTGTCAACAAAAGTCACCAACTGAGACATTTGTCGTGCGAAACCAACAATCTCAGAGAAATCTTCATCAATCTGCCATGCACTGGGTTGAACAAACTTACACGACTCAGTATCATCGAAGATTTCCATATCTACCATGTCATTGATAACATAGGCATCTTTCATGTCACCATCAGTCGCATACAATGTGTGCGGGGCGATAACAATGTTCTGATCAATTACTTCATCAAAGATGTAAGTAATCGTATTGGGGCAAAAAGTATCATCACCACCAAACCCAATAAAATCACCTTGAACAATCCCGTCGAAAGAAGGAAGGCAATCAAAACAATGGTGTAGTATGTTAGCAACAACCCCAGAATGATTGCGATCAATGTCATCATGCGTTTCATTGATCTTGATTAGTTTTTTGTTGAATACAGATTTAGTACCGACAAAGAAATTGCCAGTGGTAGGATTCGTGCCCCAAACAATAGCGGGAGCACCATCGATTTTCACGGAAAGATCGCACTCAGTGAGGAACCAATCCAAAACAGAAAGATCACCCGTTAGAATAGAATCTTCGGGGTGTTCGAGGTGTGTGTTTTTCATACTGATAGTATGGCACAGAACAGGGGACAAATCAAGCGATAGTGGACACTTCAACCAAGTGGCACACGGTCAGTCTTGTAAAGTAGTATTTCTCTTGCTTTTTTAGCAGTAAATCCTTCCTCTGTTTTCTTCCTACGACCCGCAGTGTATGTTATATCAAAGTAATGCACATTCATGGACCTTGATTGATCCTTAAACCAGTCATCATCAGCACGGTTGGCAACAAAAACTAAATTTTGCATATCGGCAAAGTTCAGAAGGTCTGTCAGTGCATCATCACCAAACCCGTTGCCATAATCGGCAAAACTGTCCCGATAAGGTGGATCGAAGAAGAAAAATCCATTAGGATCATTGTTCACGGAATCTCTCCAATCTCCTGTCTTGATAGTTACATTCTGAAGTGCATTGTGCCACCAGTTCAATACACCACGATCATAAACTTTGTCCTTCTGGTTCAACAACCCAGCAGGAGTTCCATACCTTCCGTTGGTATTCTTGTTCAGTTGGTAGATACCATTAAACCCAGTCTTCATCAGGAAATATAATGTTGCTGCCTCAAATGTCTTGCTCCATTCTTGATAGTTCCAACCATGAAGATGACGGATATCAAAGTAAAACTTTTTACGATCATCTTTGCTCAGTGGTAGATACTGAGATTCAAGACTATCCAGACGTTGTTGAAACTCTGTCAGGTTAGTCTTGATTGCGTTGTAGATATTCACGACATCGGAGTTGATGTCATTGATCACCACATTCTTTGGTTGATAGGTGTTCATCACATAGACAAACATTGCCCCACCACCAAAGAATGGTTCATAGTAAGTTTCAAAGGAAGATGGCATAAAAGGTGCATAATGCTTCAGCACCTTTGTCTTACCACCTGCCCAAATAAACAGTGGTTTCATTCAAACACAGTCAGAGATTCAACTCTCTCAGTGATAACTTTAATCATCATAGCACTAAGAAACTCCTTTGTAAAGCAATCAGTGCTCATAAATGCACTGTTGCCACCAGGATTGTACTGGTCAAATCCTTCAAGGTGAGCAATGTTCAGTGCCTTACCTATCACACCACCAGAATATGCTCCCTCTCCAGTGCAGAAAGTTACATAAGAAACATCTGGATTGATAGCACGACAGACAAAGTTATTCTTGAACCAGCGTTCAATAGCATTGCCCCTATTCTGCTGTTTCTTACCCTCAAAGACGGCAATCAGCACACCATTGTAGAACCAAGCGCCACCATCTGGTTCACAAGCACCAACATTACCAGGAATCTGGTCCTTTGTAAGTTTCTTTTGAATGGTAAGTTGAGGATACCTTGCTTGCAACCGGGTGAAAATCTCATCCTTAATGTGCTTACATTGTTCATCAAGTTTGCGTGCTCTGGCATCAGTGGCAACAGTGCCCTTTTGAATACCACCATTGAAACGTTTTGCGGTTTTCATGATCAGTAAGAATAGGTGGAGAGATTGCGAGCAGGGACATGATAACCATTCTTAGGGTTGTTCACATCAAAGACCCATACTAACTCATCATCGGATGCTTTGTAAACATCCATACAAAACATTGGGACCAGTTTGACCATGAGAGCACCCCAGTGGTACTCGGTTTCAAAATCGAAGGTTGTCATGGGTTGGTTCGGTTCCTTTGACTCTTTAATAATACACGAAAACCATCCCCTGTGGGGGAATGGTGGACACTTTGACCAACTGGCACACTACCGGCGGATCTCACTGATTGCTGGCATACCCTGGTTGAATACAACATCAACAACTGCTTGCACTTTCTTGGCGGTGCTGATACCAACTCGGTCATAGGTTGGAATGCAAACA